CATTTCTAACTTCCCTCTTCCTGCGCTTTTTCTCTTGGACCGCCACCTCCCCAAACTTTCCCACTCTCGGCTTAGCTTACCTCCCCACGCCTCTCCCCTTTTCACGCCCCTCTGGATCACTCTTGCTGCCCTCGCCCCTGCATGCTACTGGGCCTATCGAGCCTTCTGCGACAAAGACTCCCCTCAATCCATCCATGACCGCTATGACTGCTACTTCCACCCTAAGCCCTTCACCCTCACTTTCGACCGCCGCCCAGTTAATTTGCTTGCCGCCAAGCCTTTTCTCCCTCCAGGAATGCTTGCTTCACCCCCTCCAGATCAATCCTCCTCGAACCCCAACTCTTGGGTTGTCTCCATCCCTCTCACGCAGTCCACCCCCCCCTCTCCCCCTCCTCAAGCTGCTCCAACTCCCACTCAGCCCGCCCAGCCTAGTGCCCCCTCCCAGCCCGGCTCCACTTCCTCACCTGCCGCCCTATCGCCCCCACAAACGGACCCCTTGACCAATCCAGACGCCTTCATCCCCCCATCCCCGAGCGCCCAGACTCAAGCCCCACCCGATTCTCCCAAGCCTTCCACTAGCGCCACTCCTTCTTCCATCTCTCGCCCACCCTCCCCAGCGCCCGCATCCGCCAGCATTCCGGTCCCCTCATCCATCGCCTCCCCCCTCGCGTCCCTCGACCTCGGTCTCGGCTCCGCCCATTCCCTTCGTCCACATTCCCCCTACTTCCAAAAGCCTGCCACTCCAAACCTCCCTCCCATCACCCAGCAGTCATCCACCGCCCCCATCAACATGCCGGATGCGCCTCTATCTTTCGACTCCGTCGGCGTGTTCACCCCAAACCCCAGCTCCACTCCGAACCCCCCTCAGGTCCCTGTCACTCCAGAGACGAACGCCCTGCTTTCTGACCCCACCGGTTTCGGGCCCATTACCACCTGGGACCTCATCACTCGCACCCCTCTCCACGAGGGCAGTGGCCTTTTCTTCACTCGCGAACGCAACGGTCCCATCTCCAACCTCCCGTACCCCACCAACACCGATTGCCTCCTCCGCGCAATTTCAGCAGGCATAGACGTTGAGCCCGCTGACCTCTGGCTCACCCTTCAGCAAAATCTCCCCGACTGTCTCCTTGACGCCTCTCAAATCTCCCGCCACGGCCTTTCTACTGACCACCTCACCGTCCTCGCTTCCGCCTACAACTTCGAGGCCGTCATCATTTCGGGCCAGAATCGTCTAATCTACGGTAGCAGCAATCCCCGCGCTTCCTTTACCATCACCCACTCCTCAGGTTCACCTGGTCACTTCGCCTACTCCCCCGCCTCCAACCCAGTCCGCCTCTCCGGCGCCGCTTCCGACCTCGTCCACGCCTCTCTCCGCTTCACTCATGATTCCACCCACCTTCCTTTCCGCCACGTCCACTCATATCGCACCAACGTCCGCCGCGCCAAAAACCTCATTTCCAACATGAAAAACGGCTTCGACGGAGTCATGGCCAATGTTGACCCACTTCATCCAAACAAAGCCAGAGACTCATTCCTCGCCCTCGATGCCCAGCTTGATATAGCCGTTTCTCGCGCCGTTTCCCTCGTTCACATCGCCGGCTTTGCTGGCTGCGGCAAGTCCTACCCCGTCCAGAAATTGCTCAAAACTCACCCCTTCAGCGCCTTCAAGGTCTCAGTCCCAACCACCGAGCTTCGCAGCGAATGGAAGGAGGCTCTCGAGCTTTCCTCTACCACTGCTTGGCGCATATCCACCTGGGAAGCTTCCCTCCTCAAATCCGCCCGTGTGCTGGTCATCGACGAAGTATACAAAATGCCACGCGGCTACCTCGACCTCGCCATCCATGCTGACCCCACTATTCAGTTCGTCATCGTCCTTGGGGACCCCCTCCAGGGAGAATATCACTCCACCAACACCAATTCCAGCAACCATCGCCTCCCTTCAGAAATCAGCCACCTCCGCCCTTACCTCGACTTCTACTGCCTCTGGAGCCGTCGTATTCCCCAGCGCGTCGCCAAGTTCTTTGGCGTCCGCTCTCTCTCCTCTCAACCTGGCTTCTCCCGCTTCCATCAAACCCTGCCCCCAAATGCCACGATCATGTGCAACTCTCAAACTTCCGCCCTAACCATCAGCCAATGCGGCTACAAAGCAGTTACTATCGCCTCCTCCCAGGGCTCTACCTACAAGTACCCAGCCAATATCCACCTCGATCGCAACTCCCGGATGCTGTCCCACTCCATGTCCCTAGTCGCTCTCACACGTTCCACCATCGGTATCAACTTCTCAGGAGACCACTCACTCATCCGTACAGACTCCGCCTGCAATAACCTTCTCTTCTCTCGCTTCCACGCCAACCAACCCATATCACTCTCTGACATCTTCCGGAACATGCTAACTGGAGTAGAGATCATCACAGCACCTCTCACCTCCCGTGTCACCCCCCTCCGCGGCGCCCGCTCTGAGCTTCCAACTGACCTTCTCCCTATTTTCTCCCTCCACCCCAGTGAAACCGCTGATCCCGTCGTCGCCCCCGTCTTCCGCCCTCTAGCCGAAATAGTCTCCAGATCCTCCCATGTTCCTCTGCGACCTAACCCACCAGTCCCCGGCGTCTTGTCTCTCACCGCTTCCCTCCCCAGCTCCCACACTTCAGACGTTCTCCAAACCGCCCGCATCTTCTCCGGCGACGGCTCTGATGCCTCGCCTCAAATCTCCACTCACTTTCTTCCAGAAACACGCCGCCCATTCCACTATGACATCCCTTCTGCCCAAGTTTCTTCGCCGGCCTTCAGCTCCGATTTTCGCCCCTCTTCCACCGCCCACACCCCAGTCTACCCTGGCGAGGACTTTTATGTCCTAGCCTCGCAATTCATTCCCGCCCATGACCCTCAGGTGAAAGAAATCATCTGGCGCGACCAATCCAGCAACCAGTTCCCCCTGCTCAATCAGCCTTTCGAGATTTCCGCCCTTCCATTCTCCGTCGCTTCCGCCATTCACTCCGAAAAATCTGACCCAACCCTCCTACCTGCTTCCATTCCCAAGCGTCTCCGCTTCAGACCTTCACCCGCCCCTTACTCCATTTCCCCAAAAGATGAAATTCTTGGGGCTGTCCTTTTCCAGTCTCTGTGCCGAGCCTACCACCGTTCCCCACTCTCTGAAATCCCTTTCGACGAAGCACTCTTCATTGAATGCATCAACGCCAACGAGTTCTGCCAGCTGTCCTCCAAGACTCAATCCGTCATCATGGCAAACGCAAATCGCTCAGACCCAGATTGGCGCTGGTCAGCCGTCCGCATTTTCTCCAAGACCCAACACAAAACAAACGACAACTCCATCTTTGGGAATTGGAAAGCTTGCCAGACCCTCGCCCTCATGCACGACGCTGTCATCCTCCTCCTAGGGCCAGTCAAAAAATACCAACGCATCTTCGACAATCAGGATCGCCCTTCCAACATCTACGTTCACGCCGGGCACACCCCTTTCGAACTCTCACAATGGTGCCAAGACCATCTCACAGACCAACCTCACCTCGCCAATGACTATACTGCTTTCGACCAGTCCCAGCATGGAGAAGCCGTTGTCCTCGAACGCCTCAAAATGCACCGCCTATCCATTCCCCAAGCCCTCATTGACCTCCACGTCCACCTGAAAACCAACGTTGACACCCAGTTCGGACCTCTCACCTGCATGCGCCTCACTGGAGAACCAGGGACTTATGACGACAACACTGATTACAACCTCGCCGTCCTCTTCACCCAGTACAACATCACCTCCGAAGCCGTTATGGTCAGCGGCGACGACTCTCTCATCGATTCCATCCCCCCCCTCAACCAAGCCTGGCCATCCATTCAGCCTCTCCTCTCCCTCCGCTTCAAGATTGAGATCGACAAGTACGCCCTCTTCTGCGGCTACTTCGTCGGCCCTACTGGAGCCTGCCGCTCACCTCTCGCCCTCTTCACGAAACTTGCCATGGCCATAGACGACAGCACTATCCCGGACAAGCTTGTCAGCTACTTAACTGAGTTTTCTGTCGGCCACTCCCTCGGCCAGTCCATGTGGAATTTGCTCCCTCTCTCTCATGTCTCCTTCCAATCCGCCTGCTTCGACTTCTTCTGCCGCCACGCTCCCCCTGCCCTCAAAGTCGCTCTTAACATCGGGGAAATACCATCGTCCACCATTGACTCCATCCTCTCCGCTCTTTCATCCATCACTGCCCCCGTCTGGAGCATGCTCCCTGTCGCTGCCCGCCGTGTCTTCATCGCTTCCAAAAGATCCCCGACTTCCTCTTTTCTCCCTGTCGCTTCCCCAAATGAGGGTGAATTGCTTCCAGAACTGCATAACGACCAAGCTGACACTCACATTATCCGCCGCCTCCAGGACTTCCAAGCTAACACGCCTTCTCCCGCCGCCCCTCTACCTTTGCTCTTTGGAGCTGCCCCAATTTACCCGCCCTCTATGGATTTCTCTTTCCTCCTCCCTCTTCTCCAAAGCCTCTCCCGCTCCCATGTGCCATCAATTGCCGCTCCTCCTCAAGAACCTGGCGCTGTCCCTGACGCTGGCTCTCGCGTCATTCCTCCTCCTCAGCTCCCTTCGCCGTCACCGTCCATCGCAACCGCCAAGTCCCCATCTGCTGGTGTGAGCCGCCAATTCCAGTGGATCTACTACGACCTCAACGGCCAAGAATCCAAGATCACTAGCCAAGACATAGCCAACGCCACCCCCATCATCCATCTCTCCACGCCCTTCCGCTACGCCAAGCTCATTGAGCTCGAGGCCCTCATCACCCCCATGGCCATCTCGTACAAGTACCCCATCACCATCGACCTCGCTTGGACAACTAACGACCAGTCCCTCACAGCCGAAGACATCATGAACACCTACGGCTCCCAGCGCGTCTCCTTCGGTGGCCCCCTCGGGATCGCCTCCTCCATCTCCATCCCCTGCCCCCTCCTTTCCCTCAACCCCATCATCAAAGACTCCACTAAGTACTACGACACCCCTCGCCTCCACGCCAGCTTTCACCAGAATGCTGACTGCGTGGACCTCAAGTCCAAAGCCCCCATCTGCGGAACAGTTCTCATCCGCGGAAAGCTGCTCCTCGATGCCCCCTCCATCTCCCCCACCCTGACCACTTAGACCCCCTCTCCCTGACTCCGGTCCTTGCGAAGTTTCTTGCCCGTTCTTCTTCGCTCGCCTTTCTTGAACTGGCCTCTTCAGTTTTCCTTAGTTAGCAATAGCATTAGGTGGT